AAGGCAGATATCCCTTCCAGAGCATACTTAAAATCCAATTGGGATAGGTTAATAACCGAATGGACATCTGGTGTGAATGGACCCTACACGGGAGAAAGACACCTTTGTACTCGTATGCCTTATGAGATAGTCGAAGAAGCCTGCGATTTCCTGAAGAGGATTGATTCGGCTATGGAGCTCCTGGTAAAGGTGCCAGATAGTACAGACCTTGAGGCAGCCATAAAGGATATGCGTAGCAAAGCATACGCCTTCCTGGCCCATGCAGGTTCTCTGGCAGCGGCGCAGAACTTTACGTGGCATATATCCATCCCCTCTGATATATCAGGCATGGCATCCTTGCAGCTATGCGCCCCTCATCAGGTGTTTTCTGTGTTCCCTCACAGGTATCTGGTAAAGTCTTTGCAACCAGAAGTACTGACAGAGAGCTTATATGAAGTTGTACAACGGAATGGTGAGCTGATTGATCAGAGCAACAGGGTAAAATTACATACACAGAGGCAAATCGAATTGAAAGGTGGTATATAATGAAAGGGCGTAGGGTAGCATTAGAAGAGTATGGTAAGGCAGAATTTACAATCCGGGTTCACGAAGCCGTTAAATTGGCATGGGAAAATAAGGAGATTCGTTCAAATTTAGTGAGATATTGCAAAAATATGTTGAAACTTGAAAATTCTCGTGATATTATAGAAATAGACTTAAATGATCTCTAATCCTTATAATTATAAAAAGGAGGCAAAATTGGCAGACAAGAAGGAAAAAAAGTTACCCCCTCATTATACATTCGAGATAACTGGGACGTACTATAAAGGTAGAGGACTTACGAAATCGGTAAATCCATACACAGTTACGGCAAAGGTGCCTGTGCATGTAAAGGCGAACGTATTGACTGACACGGGTACTATTGATGATAATGGTATCCCGATCTCGAAGATGGTTAATCGTACCGTGCACATCGATGAGATCGGGCCGGTGCCGCATCTTGTGAAGACCGGCGTACTTTTAGAGTTAGTTAAACGCAACATAGACCCGCAAGCCGAGAAGCTGCGGACATATGTTTCTATGTCTTGTACGCCATCCTCACCTAATATCCCGATGCCGAGTTCAATAGAAAGTCTATCTTTGGCGCAATTACGCATCTTCGCGAAAGCACACGGGATGCCACTTGATTTTAATGAGTTAAAGTTAAAGTCAGATGTGCTTTCTGCTATTCGTTGTTATCAAGATAGCCCCGCTCTATACTTGAAGTTTATCGAAGTATTCCGTCGCGGCAAGTCTGTAGACAGCGAATTTGAGAATGTCACGTTGTTGCTGAATGATATGGCGGGGGCGACCGATGATTCAGAGGAATTAGAACCCGAGGCTGGGTCGGAACTTGACCTGAACGAGCTTTAATTATGGGGGATGAGGTAGAACGCCGAAGATCCCAGATCAATAAGTATCTTGAACCGAAGAAGCTTATTGAGTGGGTGAACGGCGTTCCCATCCCATATACTCAGTTCATTTTACCTAAACAGAAACTTGACGACGTAATCTTGGCCGCGATGGCTCTTCCATATGAAGGGGGGGTTGATGAGTTTGGCGAGCCTCAGTATAATGAAGATTACAAGGGACTTTCAAACGCCGAGGTTATGGCTATAAATATAGCAAAGAAAGCAGCCGGAGGCAGCGTAGATGCGGCAAAGTTCCTAATGGATCGCCTTCTTGGAAAACCCAAGCAGCAGGTTAATGTAGCCAGCGTGCAAATGACATTAGGTGAGTTCCTACAGAACCTAGAACCTGACAAACCTACATATCAAACAATCGATATCGAGGATTTATGACCGATCTTGACCCTCAATTAGTTCAACGGTTAAAGACGTTGAAGACATCATTTCCATATTTTTCCCGTTCGTGTCTTAAAATTTATGACGCGGCGGGCAGTCTGGTTCCTTTTGAACACAATGAGACGCAGCAGAGACTCCACGAGTTCATAGAAAAACAAAAACGTGAAACAGGCATGGTAAGAATAGTTATCGTGAAAGGGCGAAAACAGGGATGCTCTACCTATGTAGCCGGACGATATATTCACCAAGCCTTGTTTCACCCCGTAAAAAATGTTTGTATCCTGTCTCACCACGCCTCTACAACAGGGGAACTGTTTAATATTGTTGATACGATGTATAAGAGCTTACCAGATCCTATAAAAGAGCCTAAGATAATTGATAACACGAGGCAGATTCAGTTTAAGAATCAGTCTAAGTATACAGTTTATACGGCGGGTGAGGGGGAAGTCGGACGAGGTGGAACCCCTCAATTGTTTCACGGGTCTGAAGCTGCAAGTTGGGAGAATACAGATGCTATCAAGACGGGTATTTTACAGTCTATTTCAGATGTAGAAGGCACCGAGATTATCTTAGAATCTACGGCGAAGGGCATCGGTAATTTCTTTCATCAGATCGCCACATCAGCGGCAGCGGAAGAGGGTTTATACAGGCTTTTCTTTGCCCCTTGGTATTGGGAGAAGAAGAACTATGTCAAGCCTCCCGAAGGTTTTATCAGGACGACACAGGAGAAGCAATGGGTTGCTGATTATGGATTGTCAGACGGCCAATTGTATTGGCGAAGATTAAAAGTAATGGCATTAGGGGAAACATTCTGTAAGCAAGAGTTTCCGTTTACAATTGAGGAAGCCTTTCAGTCAAGCGGAGAGTCTCTTATATCAGGTGAAGATATAAGCCGCGCCCGTAAACGCGAGTTTGAGCCAGAAGAGATTAATTTTTATCCCCTTGTTATTGGTGTTGACGCAGCTCGGATGGGGGACAGAACAATTGTATCGTTCAGGCGTGGGCGCGCTTTGTACCGTGTCGATAAGTACAAGAACATGAACGAGATGAAACTCTCGGGTATACTCGCCGAGATCATAAATAAGCACGGGCCGCAAGCTGTTTTTATCGATGTGGCCTGCGGATATGGCACTATTGATAGGCTCACTGAACTGGGTTTCGGGCGTATTATAAAGGGGGTGCACTTTAACCAATCACCTCGTAAGGAATCCGTGTACGTGAACAAGAGAGCCGAGATGGCAGGAGATTTCCGTGACTGGTTAAAAGAAGATGTATCTATCCCCGATGACAATGATATATCCTTCGATTGTGCAGCGATTCCCGATTTTGAGCAGGATAGCAATAGTCGGTATCAGTTGGTATCGAAGAAGAAGATCAAAGAGAAATATGGGAAGAGCCCCGATATTTTCGACTCAATCATGCTCACTTTTGCGGAGCCCGTTAAAAATGTTGCTATGCAAAATGAAATGCACTATAATAGTAGAAATACGGTAAAACAGAAAACGCAAACTAATGAAGTGCAAGAGGCGTTTAACCGTAAGGGCACAAAGTATTCCGGGACAAAACTCCCCGGCGCAAAGAAAGATAGCCGTTATTGGTGAGGAGAACATAAAATGGGGTTTATTAAAAAACTTTTCGGTGGGGGTAAGAAGAAGTCTGCGCCTACGGTACAATCCACGGCTACGACTGCGGAAGCGCCTGAGCAGGCCGCGACTGCCGCAGAGAACTCTATGAGAACATCCCCCCAGGGATTGCTTGAAGACCCGAACGCAGCGAGTAATCGAGGTCGGCTGTTAGGCTTATAATCAGAGGTACGGTATGGATAACGTATATAGTAGGATAAAACGTAGATACGAGAATTTAAAAGCGGAGCGGGCGATGTTCGACCCGATCTACGATTTATGTGCTCGTTTCATCCTCGGTCGGTCTGATTACATGACACGCTGCCTGACTAAAGACTCACTGATGCCACCCGAGATATATGATGAGACTGGTATTACGGCTAATCGTGAGATGGCGGCGGCCTTTGTAGGCGCTGAATGGCCCTCCGGCGGCAAGACTTTTATGTTCCAGAACCCCTTTGACCCTTATGAGGAAGATGAGACAGAAGAGGAGAGGGATTTTTTCACTAGGATATCTAAGAAAGTCGGTGATGTACTTGATCACGAGGACGTTAATTTCTCCACGATATATGAGGAGCACCACCAAGAACGCGGTGCGTTAGGTATCTCGTGTATCTTCTCGGAAGAGACCGGGAACATATTTCAACCAATCCGGTTATTGCTTGTACACGCCCGCGATTTCTGGTTTGAAGTTGATAAGTTCGGCAAGCCACACATCCTTTACATAAGGAGAGACCTCAACCTGTTAGAGATGATGGATGAATACGGGGCCGAGGTTCTTGATGAGGCCGAGTTAAAAGACGTGTATGAACACTCGTCCTGGAACAAACGGCATGAAATTATTATAGCTATTGAGCCACGGGAGTTCTGGAATCCGAAGTCTCCTATGGCGAAAGATTTTCCTTTCGCAGCTTATCACGTAGATATGACGAATTGTAAAGTTATAAAAGAGTCTGGGTATAAAGAGTTCCCGGCGGCTATTGCTCGGTTCTGGCATACTCTCAATGAGAAGCAAGGTAGGTGCCCGGGTACCGATAGTTTGCCATCGATCAGGGATATTAATAGCTACCGTAGAACAGCAGGGTTCATGGTAGAGCAAAAAGCAGTTCCTCCGGTTAATGTGATTGAGGGGTCGATTGTAGGAAATGATGAAATCAATCTGTCACCGTATGCGGTTAATATTGTTTCGGTTTCTGGTAAACTTGGTAACTCGTTACCTCCTATCAGTCCATCAATTACGGTCGGAGATCCTCAGGGATTATGGGTTAGAATTAACGAACTCGAAGCGAAAATAAAGAATCACTTCTTCATTGACCGGCTAATGGACCTGAACAACACG